ATTTCTATCGATTTTCTAAATGACGATTCTACAAATTCAGTTATGCAGACTCTTAATGCCGTAGTCGGTTATGTCGTGCCTTTCAAAATTGCACAAAGCGTAAGTTCTATTGGTACAAATACGTCAACTGCCACAATTAACGCTGCCAATCCCCTTTATACAGGTTCAATCTTGGTCAATAAATTAACACCAGTAGCAGGAAAGATTGGCGATGTAGCGGTACAGAGCCTTACTTTCACGGTTTCAGGTGCAATCACAGTCAACGCTTCAGGCACTTGGTAACAGGAAAAGGATAAAAAATGGCAATCTTCTATCAAAATTATGCAGGGTTCAAAATTTCAGTCGATGGCAGTACCTACGTGGATCTTACCGATCACGTTACAAGCCTTACTATTAACAAGCAAGTAGATGAATTAGATGTTTCAGCTATGGGCGCTGGAGGTCACGTTTTTCTTGGAGCTTTGGAATCTTCTACAATTTCTGTAGATTTCTTAAATGACGATGCAACAGCTTCGGTCATGCAGACTCTTAATACTCTCGTAGGCACTAACGCGAAGTTCAAAGTAATTCAGGCTACTGCAACTGCCGTCGGCGCTGCTAACCCTATTTACTCTGGACTCATTCTCGTTAACAAGCTCACCCCTGTAGCAGGAAAGATCGGCGATGTAGCAGTACAGAGCCTCACCTTTACTGTATCGGGAACTATTGCCACTGCCACTTCTGGTACATGGTAAAAACTAACAAAGGATAAAAGTATGACGAAGCTAGTAATCACAAGGGCGAACGGCGATGTATCAGAGCACAAACTCACACCGTCGATTGAGTACGCCTTCGAGCAATACGCAAAAAAAGGGTTTGCAAGAGCCTTTCAAGAAGATCAGAAACAGAGTGACATTTATTGGTTGGCATGGAAATGCCTATCAAAAGAAGAAGATGTACCTCTATTCGGAGAAAAGTTCATTGACACTTTGGCAAAAGTTGAAGTGCTGGACGATTCAAACCCAAACTAATTGAGCGCGACTCCCTAACTCATCTCATAGCAACGCTAGCCGTGAGGACAGGGATCGCGCCTAGGGAATTTATAGATATGGATGCAACGATGATCCAAGCGATTATCGAGGTATTTCAACGAGATGCTAGGGAGGCCGAACTTGCCAGTAGAAGTAAAAGGCCTCGCTGAGACTCTTTCCGCTATGCGACAATTTGAGCCTGATCTTGCTAAAAATCTTAATAAAGAGATTCGAGCTTTAATGACTCCCGTGCAGAAGAAGGCGCAAGCCTATGTGCCTAGCGAAAACCCTTTACCTCATCTTAGAAACTGGATGCTCTCCAGCTCTAAAAAGAAAATCACAAAAGAAACTAGCGCATTTCGTAGAGGTACTTTTCCCAAGTTTAACGCCTCTTTAGTTCGTAGAGGAATAAAGATTTATATTGGCAAGACAAAACCTAATAACAAAGGATTTTCTACTTTTTACCGTTTAACAAATATCACCGCTGCTGGTGGAATTATGGAAACTGCAGGCAGGTTGAATCCTGGTGGTAGAAAAACAACCCATGAGGTTATGCTGAACAAAAGATTTAAGCCGATTGCTTTTACTGTTCATAGTACAAAAGATAGCGGCAGCAATAATCCAGAAGCAGGTCTGGAATTTATTAACGGTATCGGTGGCAGACTTCAAGGCCATGAAAAGATGCGAGGTCGACTTTTATATCGAGCATGGAATGAAGATGAAGGTAAAACTCTTGCAAGAGTAATGAAAGCACTAGATCGTACCGTTTTACAATTTCAACGTAGAGCTTCGGCTCAAGTTTTGAGGAAAGCCGCATGACTACCAAGAGCAACATAAATGTAGATCTTGCCGTTTCCTATACTGGCAAGAAAAATATAAAAAATGCCGAAAGAGACATATTAGGATTAGGTGAAGCCGCTAAAAAATTGGGTGCGGCCTTTGCTATTGAAAGACTTATTACAAAATCTTTAGCCGCTTTCAAGGCTGAAACGGTTGCGGTCACAAGTCTTACTAATGCTCTCAGTAATCTTGGAGTTTCTTTCGCGTCAATTCAACCTGTCATTGAAGAACAGGTCACAAAGTTTGCAAACCTTGGATTCACTAGCGCTCAAACTATGGATGCGATGTCTCACCTCACTACAGCTCTTGGAAATCCAGCCAAGGCTTTAGATGTATTAGGAATCACGGCCGATCTAGCCCGATACAAACAAATGGGTCTATCGGAAACGGCCGACACTGTAGCCAAAGCAATCGCTGGTTCTTCTCGCGCATTCGCTCTCCTTGGCTTAAAGATAGATAAGACTCTTTCTCCTCAAAATGCCTTTAACAAACTGATAGATCAAGCTACTCAAAAAGCTGGCGGATTGGCTCAGGCTTACGCTGGCACTGCTGCTGGCGCTATGGATGTATTCGCCGCTAAGAGTGAGAATGCCTCTGCAATTCTTGGAGCAAAAATGGCTCCAGCGTTGGCTCAAATAGCCACCTTTGCAAGTGCTTATCTCGTCCCTGTCTTTACTTTCCTTGCTGACCATATTGACACGATCGCAGCGGTAGCCACAGGTATTGGCGCTGTAACTCTTGCCATGAAGGGATTGGGAGTTGCAACGGCTATCGCCACTGGTGAAATGATGCTTAACCCAGTTTTCGCTGCTGCTGCTGGTATTGCGGTCTTGGGTTCGATGCTGCTTAAAAAGTCTCCAGATCGAACAGGTCAACATAGGATCGTTGGAGCTCATGGTCAGAGTCAATGGGTAGATGATAAAACTGGCAAGGTAGCGGTAGAGGCAAAAACTAAAGCTACCGCAACTTTATCTTCTGCTGAGAAAGTTTTAGCGGCGTGGGAAAAACAATGGAATGCAACTTCTCTTAAACAAGCGACATCCCTAACTCAAGCTGCTAAAGATAAACTGGCAGCCGAAAAAGCGTCCTTATCTCTCAAACTTGCTGGCAACACGACGGATATGCAAAATATCGAGATCCAAGCTGCTCTGCAACGTGGGCAAGATGAGCTGACCACAAATGTCCTTCTCAATCAAAGAGCTCAAATTACAGGCAATGCTGTGCAAGCTGGCATTCTTACTCAAGAGATTCTTAAAGCTCAAGGTTTAGCAATGGACGTAGGCGGCAACATTGCCAAAATTGGGGTTATTAAAGATCCCTTTACTGATTGGGCTCCAGCTTCTACGGCTGCACTCGCTCAACTCAAAGCAATTCAGGATGCGATTGCGGCAATCCCAAAGAATGTGACCATTACTTTTAACTCGGTTTCGACTGGATCAAATGGTGTAGCAGCTTTAATTCCTGCTCTTTCTGATAGTTCAGCATTATCAACAATCGGCAGCGGCTCGTCAGTCTTAGGAGATTATCTAGCAGGGGTAGCCAATAATGGAATGTACGCTCAACCTGGCTCTGGTATTTCAACTATTGGTGATTATCTATCAAATACAAGTAATAACGGTTTATATTCGAACCCAGGCAATGGTGCTTCAACTATTGGCGACTATAACTCGGGCGTAAATGTAACAGTCGTTCTCAACGGTCAGGCCGTCGGTAACGCTATAACAAGCGCTCAGGTAGATCAGTCGGCTTCGGGCATCCCTAACTCATTCCAAAGAAATTATGCTGGAGGCTGGTAATGGCCTCGTATCCTGTAACGATCACGACCTTAGTTGACTTCGGCAACTCCCCAACCTTTCCTACTGGCACAAACATATTCACCCTAAGCGATGCAACCAAAGGCCGTTTAGACTTTAACTACCTCGATAGCGGTACGTCTAATATCGTAGACGTTTCCTCACAGGTAGCCTTGATCCAAATTAGCGGCGGCTATCAACTGCAACAAGATCAGTTTCAGGCCAATAACGGCATAGTCAGAATCTATGACCCTAACGGCTATTGGAATCCTCAAAATGTCTCGGGGCCTTATTACGGATTTTTAACTCCAAATAAGAAGATCACCATACAGACAACTTATTCAGGCACTACACGGCCTCTCTTTGCAGGTTATATCAACGCCTACCAGTATTCATTTCCTACAACTATGAGCGTGGGTTATGTAGACCTACAGGTATCAGATGCGTTTAGGCTCTTCGCCATGTCTGCCATATCGACCATTACAGGCGGCACGGCTGGACAAACTACCGGCCAGCGCATCAACACGATCCTCGATAACCTCTCGTTTCCACCAAGCCTACGCAACATAGATACAGGCGATAACCTCGTACAAGCCGATCCGGGCACTCAACGCACGGCGCTCAATGCCATGAAGAACGTTGAGTATGCCGAGCAGGGCGCGTTTTATGTGGCCTCAAACGGCTACGCCACGTTTAAGAGCCGCTCAAACGTCAC